TGCACAAAAACTGACTTTCCGTGTGATGTTTTCCCACCTAATACAATTAGCTGTCCAGGCCGAAAGCCCTTAATGATCTTATCAACATCTAAATTGGTGTACACCCTATTTGTAGTATCTAACGGCTCTTGCACCTCTTGTAATCCCTTCATAAGGTAATCACTACTATGATGGATGCGTTCTTTGTTGTTGTCGCTTAGAAGCGAAAAGAAGTCCGAACCAGCCCTACTTAAGAAATCATTAATATTGTGGATGTTTGACTCAACCTCACTATTGTATTTTAGACAAAGGTCTTTTAGCTTTCGCCCTTTCGTATAGGGCTTCAAGTATTCGCAAGCTGTTTGTATCCCGTCTGGTCGAACGCCCTTAGATTCACTTATAAGGTGATCAATTAGTGTCTTTGGTGTGTTGGTGTCAAGATCGTCTTGTGATAGGTTGTCAAGTAAGGTCGCGCGATTGACAGGCTTATCATTTGTCATTAGCGACTGCATCGTATGAAAGACAGTCTGAAGTTCACCCGTGAAATCTTCAGATTCTAATTCTGAAAAAATAGTAGCTAAGCAGTTTTCGTTTTCTATTGCCAGCCCTAAAACAGCGGACTCAATATCTCTTGCGTTTATCATATATGAATTGAATTAGGTCTGAATGGTGATTTGTTATTTTCATTATCTTTAACATAATCTTCTTTTAAGCTAAGCCAACCATTTTGCATGGCTATTTGTATTATTTTTTTCGATTTACTAACGCCCCATTGGGTTAACTTGTGTTCCAATGTTTCCTTTTCGTATAAGGTAGAAAATTTATTCTTCTGCTTTCTGTATTCAAGCCAAATATCAAATAAGACCTGAATAGATTCTGCTTTTTTAAGTCGGTTAACAACACTCTCTTTATCATGACTCTCTTTATCATGACTCTCTTTATCTATGGGAGATGAAGTATCCTTCATGCCTGTCGTGCAATTTTCTTCATCCCTGTCATGAACTTTACTTCCACCTTGTAATGAAGTATCCTTCATTCGGTCAGAATTGTTTAAACGGCAATTTTGCCATTTGTGATCTAAAAAATAGTAAATGTTCGGCTGGCCTAAGCCCTGCTGTTCTGATTCTATTAAATTGACTTCTTTTAGCTCTTTTAGGTAGTTACTACATTGCCTTTTAGATACTCCCAAGGCATTAGCAAGTGTTTCTATTTTTGGATATGCCTTTCCATTTTGACCTGCAAAACGTGCTAATCGTGCAAAGCATAACTTAGCACCAGCCGATATTTCATCTCTTGGCAGAAGCCATTCAGGAATAAAAGATCCATTGTATTTTTTATAAGGGTTAATTCGTTTCATAAGTATAGAGTTTTATTTTAGTGTGTTTCATTGAACCGCTGGTAGGAATTGAACCTACAATGACCACTTTCAAATCAGCGGTTGCCTTTTGAGAGAACTTTGGTAAGTCTCTCGCATCCAGTTACACAATTTTAACGAGCGACAACTGGAAAGAGTCTCGTGCCTGCGTGAAAGGCAGAAAATTAGGAGTAGGGGCGGGACTCGAACCCGCAATCTCCTCATAGGTGTTTAGCCAACGGCACGTGCCTTTAAACTGCCCTACTCATTAAAATAGAAAAAGCCCTTATAGGAGAGCAGGCAAGTAAAATTCTTTTGGCAGTTGCCTCAGGGATATGGGCTTAGAATCTTACCTACTCTCGTATAAGAGCTTTGATTCCCTGATTTGGGTCTGCCAAGACCGCTATTCATTAAGTAAAGAACTCGATTGATTAATGCCTCCCTTAGTTGTCAGATAGTATCTGGTGCAAGGCGCAATCGTAAGCCAACAGTAACCTATCATTTTTAGCGGTAAGAATCAAGAGGAGGGGTGATAAATTAATTGATTAAATATTTTGAATACTTAAATAAAATTACTATTGAACAATAAAAGGAAACAAAATTACTGATTATGATTAAGTTCGACATCACATCAAAAGGCAAGTATTCATTCGTAACTAAGAAACAATTTTCAGGACGCGGGATAAACTCTTCTGATTATGGTGATGGAAGAACCTTATACATTGTTACTGAAAATGCTTTTAACAAGTTAGAAAAAGAGCACGATTTTAAAAGAAACTTCTAATATGATTAGCCACGACAAAACGGTCAGCTTCCATGACAAGATGGTGGCTGGCCTTCGGATGTTATACAAGTATGAGAAGCTAACAGCACGTGAATTTAATAACCACATGGTTAATGAGAATGCTGTTAATTTATTATGGATTATACTGGATAATGGTATGGCAGAATTTAATGGTAGCAAGTACAAACTTACTGCAAAAGGTAAGACACTAATGAAAAAAGCATTAGCTACTGATATTAATTTTAATAATTATGACCTACAAATAAGATGACACAGATAAAAGAAAATAGCTTTGACGACACGCTACGAATGGAGGTTATCAAGCATTTAGAAAGCAATGACATGAGTTGGTATGCACTATCAAAAGAAGCAAACATAGAGCCAGTGCAAGCGATCTACAACTTTCGTAAAGGTGGCGGCTTGAATGGTGAAAACAGCTACAAAGTCATGCTATATTTAGATATTGGACTTGATGAAATGGAATCACTAATGGAGGGAAAATAACCAACCATAAACAATTAACACACAGCGAGGTTATTGATGGAAGAGGTAACATTAAAAACAGTTGATGTAGCACTTCGAGTGGCAGGGTATAATTTCAAGAAACGAGATTTGGAACTTATTATGCGAGTTATTAAGCAAGCCAACAGTGACACAACCATAGAGCAAGTACTTACAATCGAACGAGATGTTAATGATAAGTATGATAAAATGAATGAGGAACTATGAAAAACCACATCAAACAAATGGCACTCGGATTTTTGGCCGGCATCCCATTTTTGGCGCTGGCATTCATTATAATCGCAGGGTTTAATCATCTATTATGAAACACTATGTATATAAATTAACAGAATTAGATACAGGTTGTTATTACATAGGATTAAGGTCAAATAAAGATCCTGAAACAGACGAATATATGGGTTCTTATAAAACGTGGGAGCCAGAAGGTAAAATCAAAAAAGATATTTTAATTATTCTACCATCAAGGAAAATGGCTGCTATTGTCGAACGTAGTATCATAGAAGAAAATATTGATAATAATTTATGCATGAATGATGCTATACCCTCAATAAAACTTTCTGCAAATCAACTTGGATCGAAGGTAAAGACTGCTACAAAATCCCAGTGTGAAATAAAATCAAAAGTTAGGATACTACAATATACATTGGAAGGGGGTTATCTTCGTGAATGGACAAGTGTAAGCGTTGCAGCAGAATGTGTTGGTGTCCAGCAACCATCTTTATCAGCAGTATTGCGTTCAAAAAATAGAAGTTGTGCTGGATATTTATGGAAGTACAAAGATTCAAATAATATTGAAAAGAATATTAAGCCACGAACCTATACACTAATTAATCAATATGATTTAGATGGTAATTTTATAAAGCAATGGAATGGATTAATGAAAATAGAAGAAAAGGAGGGCTATAAAAATCCTAATATAGTTTCTTGTTGTAAGGGACGGAATAAAACCGCATACGGATATAATTGGGAATACGCAAATAAATAATAATTATATTAATAGCGAAATATCAGGCAAATATCTATATGACAACCTCCCCAATACTATATACCTTAATAACAGAACGAAATGGGGAAACCCGATAACTTAAACTTACTGATTATGACACTTTCAATTCATTCTTACGCAATCGGACTTAACAAAGAAAACGCTAACAAAGAGACAGAAGTTGATACAGAGATAGAAGCTGGTGATTATATAGAAAATCGTATTGCTGAAATCGAAGATGACGAAAATAATAACGAAGCCGATAAGCAATTTTTCATTAAGAACGCTGACGGTAATGAAGTAAACGTATTTTAATCAGTAAGACCGAACGCCGAAAGGTTAGTAGGTGCTTATATTAACCAAAATAACTCGTTATGAAAATGATCAAAGAGTATCAATCAATGCCGAAAGTAGGACGTGATCTAATAGATAAGATGCTACTGGCCGTAGGGCGTGGCGGGGAGCAGATTAACATCCTAGAGCAGAATATGACACCACAGAAGAGGGCATGGATAGAACAGCAGGAAAGCTTTACGCTCACGTATAACGAAGGAATCTGCGAATATGAGGTCAGTTGGGAAATAACAAATGGGGAGGTAGTATAATGTTTTTTAAAGATAAGTCATTAGAAGATCGCTGGGTTACGTTACGTGATATATGGGGCGCTCGTATTATTTCTGAACAGCCGAAACACTTATTAGCCTATAGTGTGAATTTGGCCTCATCAACTTGTATCCCGTACATGCAAATAGCACGAACAATAAGTAGGGTAACACGCTTTAAGAATTACAAAAAAGCACAAGAAAGCGATATAGGCAAAAATTACGTGTACCGAAAGATACCAAGTACCGTACGGGATCGCTTATACAGACACACACCGCATGGCCGAGACTTAAAACTCAAACGGGAATGCAAGAAAAGAAATATAAGGTTCGCATTATGAAAAACTCATATAAGGCAGATACACCGGATTACAAATATTTAAGTAACGAATACTATAAATCAGAACTCGAACGTAAAAGGGATACCAATGGACAAGTCACTCAAAGTAAAGATAGCTGAACTGCGAAGCCAAATAGGCGTAATCGCAAAGAACAAAGAGAATCCATTTTATAACAGTGCGTATTTCGACATTAACCAGCTACTCGAAAACTTGCAACCGCACCTAATGGAGTTGAATCTTGATGTTATCCAACCGCTCAAAGATGGGAAAGTAGTAACCATTATTCGAGATTTGGATAGTGACGAAACAGAGAAGTCAGAATTGTCACTACCTAATATTGACGATCCACAAAAGATGGGATCAGCGATAACCTATTATAGGCGGTACACGCTAAAGTCATTACTTGCTATACAAGAAGAAGATGACGATGGGAATAGGGCAAGTAAGACCAGTAAGAGTAATTCAGGTGACGATGAGAAGCCGTGGCTCAACAAGACAGAGTACAAGTCCGATGAGCTAACCGATGACTGGAAGAAAGTAGTAGCACGTCTTAAAAAGCATCCTGAACACTTAGAGAAAGTGTATAGCCATTACAAGGTGAATAAAGAGAATAGGCAAGAGCTTGAACAAATAGTGGAACAAGCGAAAGACGAACCTACAGGGGACAATAAGGATAATGAAGACCTACCATTTTAATGAATTTTTGGGCTTATAAAATAGATGGCAAGCTACAACCAGCAACCGATGAAGATAAGCAGAAAGTGGATAAGATTGCTGTTGGTGAACCTGTAAAGTTGAAGCATGTAAAGGTACGGAACCCGAAACATCATAGGCTTTATTTTGCCTTTATCCACAAGGTATATGAAAACATCCCACATTCGATGGAATACGTAGAACACCCTGAAACAGGGGAACAGGTAAAGCGATGGCCACACCCTGATAATTTTAGAAAGCAGATGGAAATGTATGCTGGTTATTATACGGAAAGTATAACCTTAAAAGGCGAACTGCGATTAGAGCCGAAGTCTATTAAGTATGAAGAACTTGACGAGATGGGGTTTAAGGAATTGCATAAGAACGTAAAACAGGTGATAGGCAAAAGGATATTACCAACTATTGATACTGAAACCGTTGAACAAGAAATAGCACAATTTTATGGATGAGTTGTATCCCTAAGCCGGGCACTCTCTCCCGGCTCATAATCCCTAAGGCTACCGGCTTTGACCGGTCGGTAAGCTCTTACCGCAAAACGCGGTTACAAATCCTCTCAAAATGGGAGGTTAATTGGAAGGTAACGCTGAACGGTCTGGCGGCAATCCCGCTGGGCCAAGTAAGCAAAGAAACAGTGAAGATGTACAAGGAAACGCTAAACCGAAACGCAAAGCAGGTATTTCAACAGCTCAATGAGCTTAAGAATGAAAAGAGGTATTGGAAAGCTCGGGCATTGAAAGCAGAGCGAAACCTAAAAGTTTTTGCGCCAGGGAAGCCGCTGCAAGCGATTAATAACTACAACGAAGCAAATAATAATGCCTGAATATCTACCTAAGCTAATCGAAATAACAATCGCCCTTATCGTCTTTGTAATGATACTGGGCATAATTCAAAGCGTATTTGACAGATGAAATATCATACTCGAACAACCGACAACCGCGGCCAATACGCTTCGAAATACAAGCGCAAGGGGCTGTACCTGGAAAACAAAAGACGAATCAAAATCAGAACGACCGATGGAACCAGCAATTAAAATATTAATCCTGAGCGTGGCCTATATGGTTATTGCAATGGGCGAAATGATGAGAAAATGATTGAAGCAATCTTAAAAGGAAATCCGAATGAGTTTGAAATGAGAACAATAATACCAGGGAACTCCAAAATCAAAAATTATTATGAGTAAAGAATTATGGAAGCAGGTTAATGGCTTTGATGGCTTATATGATATATCAAATATAGGCAGGGTTAGAAGTTGGATAAGCAAACATCAGGGCAACCAACATAAAAAAGGAATAAGGTAAATAGAACCGATAGACCAAGAGTGCTGAAGCCGTCAATTTACAGAGGTTATGAGGGGGTTTGGCTAACTAAAAACGGGAAAGCACGACAAAAATTGGTTCATAGATTAGTAGCTAAAGCTTTTATATCTAACCCCCAAGCTAAACCCCAAGTAAACCATAAGGATGGGAATAAGTTAAATAACTATTTCAATAATCTTGAATGGGTTACTTGTAAGGAAAACATAAACCATGCAATTGAAAATAGTAACTGGAGCAATCAAAAAGGAAAACATAATAACAACTCAAAACTTACTGAATCAGATATACCAAAAATAAGAAAGTTATTAGAATCGGGACTCTCTCAAAATAAAATAGCAAACAAGTTTGGTGTAACAAGAGGAACAATAAAAGGAATAAAAAGTGGGAGATCATGGACACACGTTTAGAAATAATAATTCCTGGTAATCCTTCTGCACAAAAAAGACATCGCCATAGGCGCAACGGCCATACGTGGGATCCTTCCAAAAAGGATAAAAAGAAGGTGCAGCAAGAGCTATTACAAGTAAAACCCACAGAGCCAATCAAAGGGCCAGTAAGGGTAGAGATTGATTTGTTTATTCAAACGCCTGAAAGCTGGAGCAAGGTTAAACAGGAGCGCCACGAAGGGCAGTATAGGCCAAAGAAGCCCGATGCTGATAATTACAGCAAGCTACTGCTCGATGCAATGAATGGAATGATCTATGAGGATGATAACCAGGTAGTGGATTTGCAGGTAAAAAAGTTTTACAGCATGAAGCCATGCACGGTAATTGGAATCGAAGAAATTAGCGATGAGTAATTACAAACAACTCTATCGTGAAATTTGGCAGGAGCGCCCGCATGTATGTGTAGTGTGCAATTATCCTATAAGCAGGCCGGTAGCGCATGTGTTCAGCCACCTGTATAGCAAGGGTGCTCATCCATCACTGAAACGATTTAAGCCGAATATTCAGCTTATGTGCTCTACGATTATAAGGCAGGATGGAGAAATTGGTTGTCATGAAGCATCGCATCAAAAGCCAGAAGTTTTTAAGCGTAGATCAAAGAAGCATAACTGGCAGAAGCCAGCCGTACGAGAACTAAAACAGCAAGCGATAAACGTCAATTAAATGAGGGTACAACCATGATTGAACAACTAACCTTTCAAGCTGAACTATGCGGAGCTGTACAGGATGCAACAGCGGTGTTCCGGTACTACGGGAGCAACAACATTGAACTGGACGAGGTCTATCTCGAAGGCCGGAGAACGAAGATTGACGATTTAGAACGGCGCGAGATACAGACGATCTACAGCCATATACGCAACCACAAACTTTTAGCCACAGCGATATGACACAAAATGAAGCCCTACTATCACACCTAAAGGAAGGAAAGACAATCACTTCCCGCGAGGCCTATATTGATTTAGGGATAACCCAACTGGGTCGATGCATAGATGATCTCCAAAAAGAAGGCCATTTCATTAAACGGAAGTGGAAACAAGTTCCTACACGCCACGGAGACGGTACAACGAAGATTAAAGAGTATTGGCTCAAAGATGCGGAAGAGCAGGGCGATATGTTCGGTCCGCCACAGCAAGGGTCAAGGGCTTATTCGAGATAATTCACAACCTTTACGCACAATGTTACACTCTGTTTATATAAATGTGTATTGATAGCCTGTAAACGCCCTTTTATTTACTTGCATAGCATATACAGAGATATTATATTATAAGTGAACAAAGGGAAACAAACTTACTGATATTATGACTTTTCACAACGCATACGAAATTAAGCAAAACGGAGAAAAGAACTTTATTGGATCTACTAAGATTGGTACTTATAAGGATATGAGCAAAGAAGAAATTAAAGAAGCTGCTTCTAATGATACTCCTTATGAAGTTGAAGTAGAAACTATCACTCAAAACTATTAATCTCATCCGTTCATTTGACGGACGGAGATCGGGGGTCGGTTGCCCAAGATGGCAGCCGTCTCCTGCTTAATTTTAAAACAAACTATTATGATTGCTCAACAAGATAAAAATGGGATGTGGGTTATGGAAGTGCCTGTTAATACAGGCAAAGATAAGGCACTAGAAAAATTTTATAACCAGATCGGATACACAAGGTCTTTTTATACAGAGAACTTTATAGATGGCAAGGCTTGTAAAAATGCTGTTGTCTGTGGGTTCTCTACTAATCATACACTTAATTATAAAATTAAATAATGGAAGATAAGATAACAGTTCAGTCATTTGTAGTACCAACTGGAACAAAGTTTACAGAAGGCCCCAAACGTATTGAATTTAAAGAGCCTGTTTATGAAGGCTTTATATCGGCTGGTAAAGATAATACAATAAGAGTGTTGGTCCCTAAATCAGTAGTAGAAAACAGTGAGGTAGTATTTAAAGATGATACAGGCAGTAATAAAAGTTGAAGGCAAATACTATGTTGGTGAAGATCACGAAAGGACTGTGAAATCAAAAGGGGGCTTAACATCAGGATTCAGCCCAAATAATAACCGTGAGGTTAATAGGCTTGTATTTTCCGAAGATCGTACTGAGGCGCATGAAGCATGGGGCGCACGAGGTATTAAAAATGTATTAGATAAATTGGAAACACGAGAACAATTAGGACTATTACCAAAGAACTTTAAATTTACTATTGAAAATGCTTGAATTATTAAAAGAAAAATATAGAGAACAAGGCCGAAATGACTGATGCCGAATTAATGAAATATGTACGCACACAACTACACCTTACGCAGTCTGAAATGGCCGAGAAATTAGGCTACAACAGCCAGACCGTAATAAGCATGATAGAGAACGGACGCAGGAATTTAAGCGGTGTAGCACGTAGTTACTTAGAGTATATCGAGCAACAGGAACTAAAGTAAATCTGGAAAGTTCAACCATACGGATACTAATATTATGAGCTGGGAATATAGAGTAATACATAAAAACGATGGTACATTAGGATCATTCTTTGAAATTCACGAAGTGTACTATAATGAAGATGACTAGATAACAAGTTGGTCAGCCGATCCTATTTCTCCATTTGGCGGGAACGGGCAAGATTTACAGGATGACCTTGCCCTAATGAGGGAGGCAACAGAAAAGCCGTTTGTAAAGCAATCAGAGCTAAAGCCTGGATTAAAGAGGATGCAAGATAAACAAGAAAAGCAACCCCACACGGAGTAATATTATGCAGGACGAACAAGAAATGATTGGCCGATACATAGAGCGTCAGTTTGACATACAGGGTCTTATTGATGAGGGGTTCTTCCAAACCGACAACCCAGATGAATTAAGGTATATCAAGGGGTTGAAAGATTATAAGCGAATTGAGAAGCATATCAATCACTTTTTTGGGTTCGATCATATATTTGACTATAGCGATGTCATGAAGGAAAAGCCGAAAAAGAATCCTGTAATTAGTGCAGGAGAATGGCTGGATAAAAACCATGAAATGAGAGCGCAACCTAATTAGAGGTAGAACATGAGTAACTACGACCCAAAGACAGACGGATGTTGCGGAAGTTATCACAGCGAATACTGCACTGGATGCCCGAACCCAAAAAACCAAGACGATGAGTAGGCGAAAATATAAAAAGTTTAAGACTTGCGACTTCCATAGTATCATGGGAGATATAGCAGATGTAGAAGATTGTGAGGATTGTGTCATTGAATTGGAGGTTGGTATGAGTAAATCTAAATTCACATTAGAGGATTTCGAAAATCGATTGGGAGATAGCAACTATCACAATGTTATACTTGTCAGGTTTGGTAGCTTTGTAGGTATTTATAGGTATGTTAAAGAAAACCAATCTATACGACTTTGGCGAAAGATAAATAATGATTCGTACGTGCAGCGATCAGCTGCCAGGGTAAAGGATGAAGGCGATTATTGGGGTAGCGGAGGTAGTCAAGGTATATCAGCCGTTATTAGTAGTAATGAGGCGCACCAGATACCAAAAGGGTATGACTTGGATAATAGGAACCACTTACAGGTTTTAGGTGATTCATTAGGCGGAAGTCATTGCACGGTAAAAAAGCGAATAGAAGAAAACAACCCAACAGCACAATGAGTAACAGCGGAGCGATACCAATGGAAGAGATCAAAGAGCACATTGAAAGAATGATGCATGTTCATGGATCAGGACATGGGTTTAAAGCTAAAGTACTAAATGATGATATAATGAAGCTCGTAAGAATGGTTGAGGAGGAGCAGGCAAATTACATCTTAGATCGTATTCAGGATGATTACAAAGAGTCTACGAAATGGGTCAGCAAACAGCTAACAGAAAAAGAGTGAGTTATGGGTAAAGAAGAAAGACATAAGTTCTTTAACAAGCACCCATTATTACGATCGGTGACAATATTCATTTTATGGCCTATATCCTTTTTGGTGTCATTTTATGACCGAAGCAGGTTCATATTTAGGCTATCTCCGATATTTCGAATAAGATTTGATTTTAAATGGCGCGGCTTTGTGAAAGATATGAAATTAACTTGGGACCTTATGATTCACAATAATTAAACCCAATAACCCATTACCATTATGAGTGAGAAAGAGGAATGTCATATGATATTGTCCTGAAAAAGAACTATATTAGTAGTATCATAATTGATTAAATAGACATATCACTAATAAATGGCATATAGTAAGAAGAATATAATTAAGGCTATAAAGGACGCTAAGGGCATTATTAGTGTAGCAGCTGACGCATTAGGATGCAAGCGCCAGACCGTTTATAATCATATCAATAAAGATGAAGATGTCAAAAGAGCAAAAGAAGAAGCTCGTGAAAAGACCATCGATGTAGCCGAGAATGCCCTTTTTAACTTAATATCAAATCCAGAGCATAAAGACCATTACAAGGCTGTTCGATACTATCTAACGACACAGGGTAAGAGTAGGGGATATAATGATAGCAATGAAGAGTTTAAGCTCCTTAACGAAAAGTTAGACAAGCTCATCCCCAACTACTTTGAATGAAGTACGAAAAGCAAGATCAAATAATACGTAATAGCCAGTCTCGAATAAACCTCCTTGATGGGAGTGTACGAAGCGGAAAGACCGTAGGAGCTAATAAATGGTGGTTGTCTTATCTTACGCATCACCACACAAAAGGCGACCTGCTGATGACTGGCAAAACACTAACCTCCCTTGAACGCAACGTATTAAGTCCATTAGCTGATTTGGGACTGTGTGAATGGAGCAAGGGCAATAAAGAGGCCACGATAGCCGGTAAGAAAGTCTATCTTGAGGGAGCCAATGACGCTCGAAGCGAAAGCAAAATAAGAGGGATGACAATCGCAGGCCATTATGGTGATGAAGTTGCCCTATGGCCAGAAAGCTACTTCAAACAGTCGCTGGCACGTATGAGTATCAAGGGTTCAAAAGCCATTTTCACTACCAACCCCGAAAACCCGAACCACTGGCTCAAACAAGATTGGATAGACCGAGAGGACGAGTTAGACCTTTCCCACAATACGCTATACATAGATGATAACCCTTACTTGGCTGATGACTACGTAAACAGCCTTAAGAACGAATATACGGGCGTTTGGTACAAACGATATATCCAAAGCCTGTGGGTCGCAGCAGAGGGAGCCGTTTATGATATGTTTGATGAAGACAGGCATGTAATTGACCGCGGGGACGTGCCGAAGTGCTATCGGTATTGGTTAGGCGCTGATTACGGGACAGCCAGTGTAACGGCCTTTGTACTTTTAGGACAGGCCCGCAATGGCAATATTTATGCACTGGATGAATATTACTATGATTCCCGAAAGAAAGGACGCCAAAAGACCGATACGCAGTTAGCAGAGGACTTGAAAGAATTTCAACAAGGCATTTCACATACGGGCGTTTGCTGCGACCCCTCAGCCGTTAGCTTTATGGTTCAGGCCAAACGAAAGCATAATATACGCATGATAGCAGCCAACAATGAGGTGTTGGAAGGGATACGTAATGTAAGCTCCTTACTTTCCAATAATTTATTGTATATTTGTGATGGCTGCACGAATTTAATTAATGAGATGCACACCTACAGCTGGGACATTAAGAAGCAAGAGCAAGGCATCGATAAGCCATTGAAGCAGTCGGACCATATGCTGGACAGTCTCAGATATAGTGTGATGACGAAATATAATTACTGGAAAAAACAACTATTAGCCGCATGAACTGCAAAGAATACGGGAATATACGGCTATATAATGGCGACTGCATGGAGTACATGCCAGAGCTTGAAGATAATGCCTACGAGTTAGCTATAGTTGACCCGCCTTATGGTATTGGTGCAAGCGGTGAAATGGGCGCTAAGGAATGTGATAGGTGGAATAACCCTAAACTTACAGGGTATAAAAAGAAAGAATGGGATAATAACATTCCAGAGCGTGAATATTTTAATGAGTTGAAGCGCGTTAGTAAAAACCAAATTATTTGGGGTGCTAACCATTTTTCAAATAATATTGAGGAAAGTAGAGGCTGGATAGTTTGGGATAAGAAGCGAAGTGGTAACTACTCAAAGTGTGAATTAGCTTATAGTAGCTTTGATAAACCAATATCTCTATTTGAATACCTTTGGAATGGATTTCAGAAGGCAAAGCCTATTAAGCGCATTCATCCGACTCAAAAGCCCGTTGCGCTGTACCGTTGGCTATTACAAAACTATGCAGAAGAAGGTGATAAGATTTTAGATACGCATGGTGGAAGTTTCTCATTAGCCATAGCTTGCGAAATGGAAGGTTTTAAACTGGATATTATCGAACTTGATGAAGATTACTATAATTCTGCCGTAACCCGTTTTGAACAGCATGTTTCACAACAAAGATTAAAACTATGAAAACACTTGACCAACACATCCAAGGCTGGAAGCAATGGTATTCAGGGGATGCTGATCGTATCTACCGATATTATCAACGTAATGCACTTTCAGATACCAATGAAGGGCGTTTCTGGGGATCGCTTGACAAGGATGCCTTTAAGAGCGCCGTTCACATGCCCTTAGTAGGAGATATATGTGAAACATCAGCCAATCTGCTCTTTAGCGAGTCACCAGAAATTGATGTCGAAGAGGGCGGGCGTTTGACAGAGTTCTTGCAGCTGAATGACTTTCAAAGCTACCTGTTGGAGGCTGCCGACATTGCCGCTGGGATGGGAGGGGTGTTCTTGAAGATCAATACTGATCCTGATCTATCAGACTATCCTATTCTGACGACCGTCTCACCTTCAGGAGCGAAGCCTATTTTTAAGTATGATATTTTACAGGGGGTTTCGTTTTATCGCTTCTTGCAGAAAGACAATGAAAAGAAGTATTATCTGAAAGAGACCAGGCGCGTAAATGGGCAGCTGGAAGTCATATATGAAGTTGTTACCTTCACATTGAACGGCAAAGAGCAGTCAGCAAAAGACGAGGAAGTTGATATTGATGTCCCTGATGATTACCGATTGCCTACAAAAAGTTTGGGCGTGGTTTATGTAGCTAATCACCTCCCTAACAGGCTATTCTTAGGC